GACCACCCGCTGGTCAGGAGCATGATCCATAACGAGTTTGTGGATGAGGCTGATAACGAGACCGTGATCTCGGAAACCAAGATCCATGACTGCAGGGCTACACCCCCAACCCACTTTCCTATGGATAGGGTGGCTTTTATCGACTGGGGTGGGGCAGGGGTTGACGAGACTGCCGTGGCCATCATGGACGGGAACAAGCTGTTGCCTCTAATCATCATTAAGGATCGGGACGAGATGCGTACCGTCGGACGGGTGATAAGGGAGCTGCGGGCGTTTCAGGTTAACCCCAAGCTGGTCTGGGCTGACAACGGGGGTATCGGGTCGCCCATGATTAGGCGCATGGACGAGCAGGGGTACAGCGTCAACCGTGTGAACTTTGGTACGGCTGGTTTGGCTGGGTACGCCAACAAGGCTTCCGAGATGTTGTTTACGGCAGGCAAGCTGATTGAGGACAGGGGAGTGATCCTGCCCAAGGACGACATCATGGACGGACAGCTGTGTACCCGCAGGTTCTTCTGCACATCCAATGGCAGTATCAAGCTGGAGTCCAAGGCTGAATATAAGCAAAGGACAGGTGGAAGCAGTCCAGATCGTGCGGATGCAGCTGCTGGAGCCATCTGGGCTTATGTCAAGACCAGACCGAGCTTGACCTCAAATGATGCTGGTGGTAGTCATTTGCAGACAGATGTATTCGGCAATACCATCCAAACTAACTTTGAAGATGCCAGAAGTGGCTTCGACGCTGGGGACTAAATGACCACGCAAGAGCTGTACGATGCTTTTTGCGATGACCTTAAAAAGCGAACCACTTGGGAGGATCGGCAGAAGGTTTGGTACACCATGTGCAATGGTGGACTTCGTCGTAAGCGTAAACCTTGGCCGAATGCAGCCGACCTTCACTATCCTTTAGCGAACTCGATCATCAATAAGTTCGTACCGTTTTACATAAACCAGATTTACTCAGCTGAGAATCTGGCCAGCTTTACCCCACGCAAACCTCAGATGCAGTCTCTGCGCTACGCAGCGGAGAGCTGGTTTAACTACATGCTGCGTGAGCGTTCCAATTTTGAAACCGAGATGATGGTCTATGTGTCGGCCATGCTTCGTTGCGGGATCTCGTTTATGAAGACATCTTGGGATGAAGCCAACAGGTCGGTCAAGTTTGATGCAGTTAACCCGATGTATCTTGTGTTCCCGTACTACACCAAGGACATGGAGAGCTGTGATCGGATCTGCCACATCATGGAAATTTCTGAAGGCCAGTATCGTCGCAATGAGGCGTACAAGCAGGACGATGATTTTATTAAGCGGATCAAAGGCGAGGGGAACTCGGCTGGTGCTGGGGTTCGCTCGTATGATCAGCACAAGCTAGGCAAGCAGGGTCTGACCGAGGGCAGCATGCGGGATAACATCATTATCTGGGAGTGCTACTATCGGGATGACAAGGGGAAGATCATCGTGGAGACCTTCAGCCCGCAGGCTCCTGACGAACCTATTCGCCCTAAGTTTGAGCTTCCCTATGCCCACGGGCAGATGCCGTTTGTGCCGTGCATGCTGGAGTTTACTCCAGACAAAGGTTTTTATTCCAGCCGTGGAGTTTGTGAAACGGTTGCAGCTTTTGAAGCTGCGTTGACCAAGACCATGAACGCCAAGGCTGATGCGATGAGCCTCTACAACTCACCGATGTTTTCCTCTGATCAAGACATACCCAATGTGAACAATATCAAATTCGGCACAGGGGTTCTCTTGCCCACGGGAGTTAAGCCAGTACTAATGCCCCAGCCCCCAATCAGCTTTGATCAGGAGATGGTGCAGATGCGTCAGGTCTCCGAGTACTTGGTGTCGATGCCCGACTTCGGCCTGACGCAGGGAAGACTCGGAAGCTCCAAGCCCCGCACGGCTACCGAGGTGCAGAATATCGGACAGCTGATGGGGGTGAACACAGATCTCCGCATTAAACTTTTCAGGCTGGCGTTGAGCGAAATCTACAAGCAGGCATATGCAATCCTAGTTGAGTACGCACACGACCAGCTTCTCTTTGAATACCAGAACCAGTTCTCGGCTGTCCCTGCCGAGGCAATCATCTTTGATTACCAGATCAAACCTTCGGGCAGTGCTGACGGTGTGAACCGAGTCATGCAGTACCAGAAGGCTTTGGTGCGGTTCCAGACCCTCCGTAACGATCCGTACATTAACCAGCCAGAACTCCGCAAGGATCTGCTGGAGGTGGACGATCCCCACCTTGTCAACCGCATGTTGATCGATCCGCAGCTCAAGAAGCAGATGCAGGCCGAAGAAGCTGGAAGCGAGAATCTGTTGCTCGACCAAGGCTTCGGTGCTGTGGCTGTTGAGCCTGCCGACGATCACGAGGTGCATGTTCAGATCCACATGGATCGACTGCAGTTGGCTGGTCAGCGTGGACAGCAGCTCGCTCAGGATAGCGGTGCTGCCTACACCCAGCATTTACAGCAACACATCCAGTTCCTTTCACAGACTAACCCGAACCTCGCCAAGCAGATCGGCGCACAGATTATGAAGGCTATGCAGACTGAGACCAAGAATGCTCAGTTCCAGCAGATGTTACCGCAGTGAATATCGTAGACGTTGACATGTCGGATATCAGGGAACGCCTCGCAAGAATGGAAGAGCGTCAGGTCGGCCTGTGTTCTATGCTTGAGCGGAGCCTTTCTAACTACGGGGATCTGGTTAATCGGGTGACGGCACTTGAGAAACTTAAAGGACATTTCTACTTAGCAGCTGCCATCGTCGGCACGGCTGTCTCCATATCTTGGGAGTTGATCAAGACCAAGTTCTTCAGCAAAGGATAATACAATGCCCAGCAATCAAGAGTTTTTCGATGCAATCAAAAATATATCGGTAGATGCCGATACGCTTAATCTCAATACCGATCAGGTCGAGAGTAAGCTCGACACGGCTAATGGTTTGCTAACTACGCTTTCTGCGGATACTGCAATTATTAAGACTGACATGTCTAACGGGGTGTCGATAAGTGGAGCAATCGGAGCATTTAACAACTCTTTAGTTAACGCAGGAACTATATTTAGTTATGGCGGTGCTGGTAATTACGGATTGTTTGATGCGGGAACTGATGCTGACTATGTCGAGTTTAGGGTAAATGGTGGAGGCGGAGGTTTTACTCACAACATTGCTCTTTCTGTTTCCAACTCTCCTTTTTCAACTGGTGCTGGTACTAGCAATGGCTCAGTAACGGTATTTAATGACAAATATCCATCTTCTCAGGGCGACCCAACGGCCTATCGATTTATAAATTCACCTCTTACCAGTGGCTCGGCAGGCAACTATGTCTTTAGTTTGTGGTCTGGAAGTACCAAGTATAGATATGTAAGATTAGATGTAACGGGTGGTGGTGGAGGTGGCTGGTCTGGAGTATTCAATTCATACAGAAACTTAGGTCTTAATGCTACAATTGGTGGAGATAACAGGATACTTAATAGAGTGCCAATCGCAGGGGTTGTCGATATAAACAGTTGTACAAGTTCACTCCCATGTACAGTCAGCGGAACCGTAAATACATATCCGCTACAAGGCTCATCTGTATCTAACACAAACTTTTCAAGCATCACATCCGCTGAACTCGCTCCAGCGTCTGTCAATAGGAAATCCCTAACCGTGTACAATGAGGGGACTGGAACACTCTTTATAAATGTTGGTGCAAGTTGTAGCACCACATCGTATCAGGTGCGGTTACTGGCGGGAGATTATTGGGAAGCCCCAGCGGGTCAACAATCCCTTCAGCATAGCGGAATCTTTAGTAGCTCAGGTACGGCAAGGATAACTGCAATTAGTTAGGGAGTAGGCGATGCCTCTTTATCAAAAAGTCCCTGCGGAACCAGTTGCCGTACAGATGGCAGCGTTGATACGGCCTTCTATTAGTGGAACATCTTTTACTGCGCCCTATACTACCAATTTAACGGGAACTGGGTCAAGATTTCTTACGCAAGTTTCAACGTCGAATAGATTGCAGACTATAACATCGTCGGGGATAAGGCATAACCTTGGACTCGTAACGTCCGTCGCAAGTAATACAAGCCTAGGTTTCACAACTTTCAGGTCAATTTCGGACAATCCAATTCACGTCATACCGCTGGATACTGGTTCCCCAACAACTGGAACTACATTCATAACTCAAAAATCTAATACGGCGTTTACAGTAGCAAACGGAAGCTATTACATATTATCAAGTGTAGGTTTACTTGGGCCGTACTCAATGACGCTCGCTGATTCAAATTTTACACTTCAATTCTCTTACGATTCAGCTTACTTTACGTGGGCAACTGCAAGTTCTACCATAAACGAGTTAACCGCAGGATTAAATCTTTTTCCCTCAACAAATTTGACGGCAGGAACAGTCTACTATGTTTCTCCTGATAATATCCTAAGAATTGCGTGATATGCCCCTCCTCCTCCTCGCTCTCTTGTTCTGCTCCTGCTCGCCAAGGCCAACTGAAAGCGAATCACAACTCCCGAGGTATTCTGATATGTCAGCGGCTCACGACGCAATGAACGCAAAATGAACACCGACGATCAAGCAATCCAAGCCCTCCAATACCTCCTCGATGAAGGCTTTATCTCTCTTGGGTATATCGACGGAAAGCCTTCTGTATATCTAACGACCAGCGTATCGGAGGCTCAGAAGGCAATTAAATCCATGGCAAAAGATACAGCAGACTGGTGGAAAAAATGAATTGGCTAGTTAAGGCTGTCATCTGGTTCTTCCTACCACACCACGACAGGAATATCTTTCTTGAGGCTTGCAAGCTGGCATCCATGCAAATCGAGCAGCAGGATGAAACAGAGTACTACGGTGGAACCAAGCATGCCATTGCCTATGAACGCATTCGGACGATCTTAGTGAAAAGCGGTTACGCCAAGTCAGACATAACTGGGGCAGTCATTCATATGGCTATTGCGCTCAGATATCTGCAAAGCATCCGATAGTAGTTGACTCGCCCCCGACCAGTCTTACATTACCTACATGAACTGGATTACCGAAAACTTCGCAAATATCATGGCTGTGGTCGGGGCTGTAATCGTGCTGGCTCGCATTATTGTTAAGCTGACACCAACCCCTGCGGATGATGGCGTTCTAGACAAGATCGTTGCCGTCCTTAAAACACTCGGCCTTCATATCAACGACAAGTGATTCGTCTTATTGGAGCCGTCATTGACCTCGTCTTGAGGCTAATGCCGACACCAAGGGAGCAAGTAGATTCGGCATCCAAGAAAAAGAGGGATGAGAATCAGGATAGAATCAATCGTACTTTCACTGGCACTAGCGGTATCCCTTGGTGGGTGCGCTAGTACAGGTGCGAGATATCTCCCTCCAGACACAATAACTTTCCTTACAACCGACTATCGGTTTAAGGCTGTGATGAATGGTGGAGAGGATGTGAAAGGATGGGCAAGAGATGCACTCTCAACAATCAATGAGCTTCAATACCAGCTCGAACTCGAGCGAAACAAATGATCACCCGTGCGAAGATAGAGTCCATATATCAGGATATCCTCAAGGGATTAGAGCCTACCTTCGCAGCTCGGGTGGCTGCATGGAGGGATGCGGTTATTGCGGGCGGTGTGATTCCGTATGTTTATTGCGGTCACAGGACACCACAGGAGCAGCAGGATCTATACGAGCAGGGTAGGACAAAGGCTGGGCGCATCGTCACAAATGCGATGGGCTTGCCCGTGCCCCAGAGCTTTCATTGTTACGGGAGGGCGATTGACTGGGTTCCCGTATTAAAAGTTAAAGAGGACGGATACGAGGCAGACTGGGGAAACATCCATAAGTACGGCATGGGGATTGAAAACGGGAAACTCTATAACCTTCAGGCACTTACATGGGAACGTCCTCATCTGCAGGACGGGTACTTCAAGGACTGGAGAGACCTTGCAAGGCTTGAGCGAAACGAGCCAAAGCAGGAGCCAGTCGTACAGAAGACACAAAAGAAAACTAAGATAAAAGCAGGGCTGATACCCCGCCAAAAATAATAACTGTTTAGCAGTTGACAGTAGCCAGTTGAGCTGTAGCACTTTCCACAAGTGGCGACACTATACAAATTCATCAGGGCTTTTTCCGCAGCTTGGCGTGTCTTTTCCTTTTCTAATTCATCGCAAGCAAAGTGGATCGATGAAGACCGTACCGCACTTGTTCAATTTCTAAACTCTAGGTCTGGCGCAAGACTGAAAATACTTTTGCTTGGATACTGCGCTCTTCGGGATGCCCGAGCCTGCATGGCTGGTGGCAATCCGTTTGAGGCTGGTAAGTCGATTGGCTGTCGAGAGATGGTCAGTTACCTAGACTATCTAGGTGCCAGTGATCTAAGTAAAGATTCCGAGCCTGCCAGCGAAGGGGACATGGCAGATCTCGGTCATTTAGTCCCCTAAACTTCGGGAAAGAAAGGACTCCGTTATGTCCAATGAAGCAGTATTAACCGAACCAGCAACGACACCTCAATCGGGTGAAACGAGCGGGGCAGGTAAGAGTATTGATGCTGAGTTACAGGAACTCGGAAAACTAGCAGCACAGGTCGATGGCTTTTCCGAACCCAAGGTCGAAGCACAAGCTCCCCGTAAAACAGACGGACTCCCGTCTGCGGGTCAGAAGGAAACGGCTGAAAAAGCCACTCGTCGCACAGCATCCGCAACAGATTCTGAAAGCGAAGATCCAATCACCAAGGAAATCAGAAGCCTTGATGTTGGTGAAGAACGCCAGAAAAGCCGAGATCGTCTCGGCAATCTCTGGGAGCAGTTCAATCAAAAGCAGAAGGAGTTTGCGGAGCAACGGGCAAAACTGGAACAGGAGGTTGAGCAACTTAGAGCTGCTCCTCCCCGTAATGCCCGTGAAGCCTACACACCAGAAGAACTCCGTCAGTACGCTAAGGACTGGGAGGACGAAGGTCGTGATGATCTAGCTGCCGAAGCTCGCAAAAAAGCAAATACTATCGAGGAGGATGACCTTCGCAGGTCTCGTATCCAAGCCGATCAGCAAGCTAAATTCGAGAGTCGTGTACGCCAGAACTGGGACAATCTTGTAAAAGAGAACCCAGACCTAACGGATAAGTCCTCTGATCTCTATCAGACGACTATGTCCTATATGGGACATCAAGACCCAATGGTGAAGGACTTCCTGAACCGTCATCCAGACGGTCTTGTCCTTGCCAATGCTCTGGCAAAGCTGCAACTCGCTGGGGAGTCTGCTGCGGATGTTGTGAAAGAGAACGAGCGGTTAAAGGCCGAAAATCAAAAACTGAAAGGAAGAATGTCACTTGGATCTTCCAATCCTTCTGCGCCTATGGGCGACAAGAAGATTACTGATATGACCACAGCGGAAGCTGAGTCTTATGTCAGGAATTTGGCGATGCAAGCTGACGGCTTCTAATCAGTTCTATTGAGGTAAAACAATATGGCTATGATGACTCAAGGTAACCCAGCTTCGTTGGGCGATCAGTTTCAGGCTTTGTTCTCCAAAAAACTTCTGGACGGCGTTGCTGAAACGCTCGTTCTGAACAATTACGGAACGAAGTATGACCTGCCCACCAACACTGGGAACAACAGCATCACCATGTTCCAGTGGAATACCACAGCCGATGGCACTAATGTGAGCAATCTGACCGAAGGAACCCCGATTTCATCTTATCGTGAAGTTGGACTCCGTAAGATCAATGTTCCCCTTACGCAAGTCGGTGAAGCACTCAAGGTCACAGATATCCTTAACTACAGCCAGCTGTTCTCAGCCCTGCAGGAAGGTATCCGTGCTTTGACGCTCGATGCGGCTCTCCACTTGGACACCGTTGTTCGTAATGCCCTTCAGGGTGTGACCGCAGCTGCTGGTATCGCAAATACTATCGCAGCAGCCCGCACTCAGGACATCTACGGCAATACCGTCAGCAAGATCTATGCTGGTGCAGCGACTGATTTCGCTACACTCGCAACCGCTGGTGCAAGCTCTACCCCTGTTTACCTGACCCCTTCCGACCTTTTGGATGCAGCTACGCTCATCCGCTTGGATAAGAATGTCAGCTTAAACGAAGAGTTTAACGCTATCGTTGATCCGACTGTCGCTGGTGATCTGCTCAAGGATTCTACCGTTGTTAACATCGCACAATACAATACCAAAACTGGTGTCTCTGACATTGTCAAAGGCCAGCTCGGTCAAATCTATGGTGTGAATGTGCAACAGCACACGAATGCTTGGAAAGAATCCACTGAAGGAACTTATTCTTCATCTGGACACACGGTCTCGACATATGTTCTTACGAATGGTGCCTTTGGTACGGTCAATTATGGTGGCCAGTCCCCTTACGCTCCTTCCGTTGTTATCGTGGATAAACCCGATAAATCTGATATTCTCAACCAGAATATCTATGCTGGATGGAAAGCGCATTGGGCTGTTCAAATCTTGAACGCCAAGAAGGCTCGTGTTCTAAAGAGCAGAACTCGCACGATCAGCTCGTAACTCTTTAACTAGAGTCGTGACTTGGGGTACGTCCCCGCAAGTCTAGAGAACCCCCCAGAAATGGGGGGTTTTCTATTTACAGGATAAGTTATAACTGCTAAGCAGATGGCATGCCAGCATACGAGTATCGTGAGGCTGACGGGTCAACAACCATCAGGGTTTTGCCAGTTGAAGATAGGGACAAGTTTCCCAACAGGGTTACCGTACCTTCCAGCATTGCTTTTATCGGGACTGCCTATGATCCCACAATTACCGCAAACAAGATCAGGGCAGGGTACAAGGCTATCGAATCCAAGGGTGGATTCATCAAGACCCCAAGGCGTGTGTTTGAAAAGGCTTGGGGTAGCCACGACACCAAGACGGTTATGCGTAAGGGGCAGGCAGTAAATGTCGTATAAAAGCCCAGCTTGGCAGCGCAAAGAGGGCAAAGATCCATCTGGTGGATTAAACGAGGCTGGCAGACGTAGCTACAATCGGGCTACGGGAGGCAATCTAAAGGCACCAGCACCAAACCCCAAGACAGATGCCGACAGGGAAAGAAGGAAGGCTTTTTGCGCCAGAATGCTTGGCATGAAGAAAAAGCTGACATCTAGCTCGACAGCTAAAGATCCAGACTCACGAATCAATAAATCTCTGAGGGCTTGGAACTGCTAGGTGAAAGAGGGCAAGAAGTTCGGCGAGCTGGCCGAACAGATGTTCTGCTTGGAGGTTCTTAAGAGGGGTGGGGTTCCCTGTAAGCCTATTGGAGACTCCCAGCCATACGATTGGCTGGTTGTTTCTGGTGGTAAGATCCACAAGGTTCAGGTCAAAAGCAGCTGGATGACAGTGTTAAACAGGGTCGGATCAAGGTCTACAAGCAGGTGCAGGGTATGTGTAAGCCATAAGACATCCAAGAGGGGCATATATAAGAAGCATGACATCGATATCATGGCTATATGGCTTGAGCCGTTTGGGTCTTGGATGATTATGCCCATAGCGAAACTGGGGCAAAAGAAGACCATACAGGTACGGAGGGCTGACTGCGAAAGCCCCAGCTGGTCTCTTTTAGGTTTGTAATAACTGCTCTTGACTGCTAAGAAGCTACCAATAGAGTACCCAAGAGATGCCGAATTTTACCAAAGGGAAGACATTTACCTCCACTGAGGAGCTGACAAATATCAAGCTCCATCAGCTTGTGGAAGATGCGAGCATGAATGTGACGGCTATCACAAGCCTCACAGCTCTTACAGATCCAGTTGCCGACACCGATACACTTCCAATCGCTGATGATAGCGCAACAGCAATCCGCAAAGTTGCTGCCTCAAACTTTCTAAAGAAGAACTCATCTTCTATTTATGATGCTGGAACCACACGGGTTACTGGTATTGCAACGCCAGTGTCTGCAAGCGATGCAACAACGAAGGCATATGTGGATTCGATTTCTGTGCTTGCTGGGAATTTACCTCAAGTAACTGCTGCGAATAATGGAAGTGTATTAGTTGTTTCGGGCGGTACTTGGACTGGAGTAGCTTCAAATGCTATTGGTACTAGCCAGATTCAGCAGGGCGCAGTCATTGCATCGAAACTGGAGGACAGCACAGTAGTGGCTGGAACTTATGGTGCCTCGACATCGATCCCGCAAATCACGGTTGATGCAAAGGGAAGGGTTACAGGCGTAATCCAAGTAAATGCAGTACCAAGCAATTTATCTGTTAATACAGATCAGCTGGCAGACTCAGCTGTTAGATCGGCAAAGATATATGATGGTTCGGTGACCCGACCAAAAATAGAAGATCTTGCTGTAGATAACGGCAAAATAGCAAATTCAACAATCGAGCCTGCAAAACTCAATTCAGGTGGGGCACTATTCTTTAGTGCAGCAGGTAATGTGGGTGTGGGAACAAATACCCCATCAACAAAACTTCATGTGAACGGAGTTATTACACATTCGGTTGGAACGATTGGATCAAATGCAAACGGTTCACGATCAGTTACAACTAATACCGCTACGCCAACTGGCGGTGCGGATGGCGACATAGTCTATGTTATTTAGCCAATGCCGACTACATACATTAGAAACGCTGGAACTTGGCCGAAGTTAAAAAAAGCCTTTATAAAGAACGGTGGCAACTGGTCTGAAATCAAGACCATTTGGGTAAGGGACTCGGGTGTATGGAATAAATACTTCGTTAATCTGGTAACCGTAAATGTAACCGCACAGAATAATGTAAACTTAAAAACTCTTTATACGAACCAGACTGGAGAAATCCCAAGCAGCGGTGTTTCGGTCTTATTTAATATAAACGGAAATATAGGAAGCACTAGCACGGGAACGCCATCCCTTATAACTGATACATGGCCTTCTGGAACTGAGTTAACAATCAATGTTGGAAGTGGGGTATATATTGCTGGCGCAGGAGGAGTTATTTCATCCGCTGGCGCAAGAAACGGTGGCAATGGCGGTACTGCAATATCTCTTTCTTACAATACAACAATCATCAATAACGGTGTAATCGGCGGGGGTGGAGGTGCTGGTGGTGGCGTGAACGTCAGTACTAGTTATGGCACGCTTCTTAGCAATGGTGGCAATGGTGCTGGTCTTACCGCAGGTAGCGGTGCAACACTCACTGCTGGGGGAGCTGCTGGAGGAGTTGTGGAGACAAATGCCTGTTCGTCTGGTTTTTGTAGCTGTTGGTTTAGGGGTTATGCTGGTGCGGGTGGTGGTCTTGGTGCAAATGGAGTTGCTGGAACTGCTCGTTCCGCTGGAAATATGTGCAATACAGACGTTTTTTTCGCTGCTGGTGGAACTGCTGGAACTGCTGGAAAAGCCATAGCATTAAATGGCAATACCGCAACACGCTCTGGAAGCGGTCAAACGCTTGGGAATGTTGTCTAACAAGAAACTAACACTTTAATGATATATTGCGTTAGAAAAATATGAAGCTATTAAAAAAACAAATAGGAACTATTAAATGACACTAGATCAAATTGCTAATCAGGTCTGTATTAAGACCCACGACACATCAGCTGGGGCGGTAGCTGCTGTTAAAACATTTTGCAGGAATCGCTACCAAATGATATGGGACAGCCAGCTTTGGGCGAACAGCATGGCTGTGACCACTCAGGCCATCAGCTCTGGAAGTTCCATTGTCACAATCTCTGATACGAACATGGATCTCCCTGTCGCAGTCAAGATCGGCACAACCGCAATCGACCCAGCGAACTACGGCTCGGCATTTATGATGGCACCAAGCTCTTTCACTGAGTCTGGCAATACAACATCCTTCGTAATCCTTTCAAGGTCTGACGCTGGCAATATCAGGCTTCAGCTTTTAAGTGCCCCATCCGAAAGCGGAACCCTTTCAGTTCTTTGCAAAACCAAGATCCGTATAACAAACAACGGCGTGTCTGCCTACCGCTCGATGGAGCAGGATGACGATGTGTGCGTGATCAATACCGCAGAGCAAGCACTGCTGACCCTTGTTGAGGCCGACATGCTGGAATACAAGCAGGCTTACGCCAAGGCTCAGGCCAAACAGTCCGAAGCTCTCACTCTTTTGTCATTAGCTCGCAACGTCGAGCGTTCACAAGGCGCATCCCGCTTCGAGGTCTCAGCTGCGTTTAACGGCGAGTGGAGCCGTGATGACTGGGACTACGGGGGAAGTACGATCAGCTTCCAATAAGCCATGCCTATTATTTTTGACGAAGCCCTAGATACGCCTCTGGTCTTCGACGGGCAGAGGCAGTTTAGCGGTGGGGAAGACTCCAACACTCAGGCCAGAATCTTGGGTGAGAACCAGTGTTCTAGTTTGGTTAATGTTGAACTGGATGAGAACGGATTAGCCCATACCCGCCTCGGACTTGTTCTAGCCCCATCCACTGGTGTTAGTTCCTATATTAGCGGTCTGGCTTCCTACAGGAATACAAGCACAACACAGCTGGTTGCATTCTACGGTGGTAATCTCAGATACCTTTCGTCTTGGAATACTGGATGGGTAAATGGCGCATCATCTGCGTATACGTCTGGTAATAGGGTTTATACGGCCACGGTAGCAGATAAGCTCTACTTTATTGATGGCTCTTCAGCTGGTCAGCTAAAGTACTGGGATGGTTCTGCTGTGACAACCGTGCCAACCAGTGGGGCAGTATCAGCCCCTGCTGGGATTAATAGGTTAATCAGTGCAAGGGGCAGGTTGTTTGCCGTAACCGAAAGCAATCCAGACACCCTTTATGTTGGTGATTTTTTAACGTCTAACTTTGACACTATATTGAATGCGATAAGGATTGGTGGAGATTCATCTCCCATAACGGCAATCGTTGAATGGACTGGTGACCGTATCGCAGTCTTCAAGGAGAACAGGGTATTTGTCGTAAGTGGTATTACCCAGACTTCTGCGGGTGGTTTCTCAGTCGAAACAGTTGAGAACGCCAACGGTGCCCTGAGCCAGTCGGCAACGCTTAGGGTTGGATCTGATGTTATGTTTATGTCCCGTGACGGAGTTCGGCTTCTGAGCCGTACACTGCAGGGACAGGAGCAAGCGGTCAGCCTTCCGATATCGCTGCCAATCGAGGACAAGATCAAGCAGATCGATATTACCCAACCAAGCGAGATCTCGATGGTATTCCATGAGAACACGGTGATCCTTTCCGCAAAGACGGTGGCGGGTGGTACTATCACAGTTGCTTTTGATACATCCAACAAATGCTGGGTTGGTGAGTGGTCTGGCAGGTTCTATCCGTATTCTGGAGTTCAGGCATCCAACGGGATCACACTACCGAATACAGTTGCTGCAACTGCACTGTTTACTGGCCTCGTGATTGGAGATCGAAGCGGGAGGATTTACATGTGGAGAAGGGGACATAACTTTGGCTCTTCAACTGCTCTTACATATTCTGATGACGCATCCACGCCGAATGCTGGCGGGGTCGGAATCCCGACAAGCATTGCCACAAGAGGAATGACATTCGCCGAAGCTGGCTCGAGAAAGTTGGGTAACAAGAGCGAGATCGAGTTCTACAACTCAGATGCTGTTGCCACGATTGAATACTTAATGGACAACGGGGACTGGGAGACACTGAGTACTGCTCAAACGGCAAGCTCACCTCTTAACCTTCCGTTCAACCTTCCGCAGTACATGGACGGCTTCCCGCCAATCCAGACTCATGGTGACACTATGATCGATCTGGACTACTTCAGGGAAATCATATTTAGGGTCAGCTCGGCCTCTGGTTATCTGGCAGTCCGTGGCATGTCCATATCCGCATACCTACAGCCCTACCTAGTCACTTGACATCTGCCAACTGCTAGGCATACAGAAGCATATATATGGGAGGAGGAGGATCACAGCCAGCACCAGCACCAGACCCCTACGCTGAAGATCGTGTAGATCAAAAGAGGCGT